CTTGATTTGAACCTCAAGATCCACTCTTTCATTTTGTTGTCCTTTTCTATCACAAAATCTCTATCCCACTTTTCATATAAGACTTTAGGCATTTCGATCCCTTTCCTGTGCATTTTCATGCCTATTAAGATCAGATTTTCTCTAGTATATGGTATAGCTGCAAGAAGAGAACCTGATATCATAGAAAGGTGAATTGCTTCAATGCTCGGACCCCATCTTGAGTTGTCTTCTGAATTGTAAACACTCAAGTAGTAACTGTTTTCTGACTCGTCTCTTTTCATTATTTTCCTTGATTCACTTACAATATCACTATGCTTGAAGAATTTCTTGGAGTTCGTCAAGACCTCTTCGTCTAGATTCTTGTTAATTTCTTCTGAACATCTTTCCATGATGAATGTGTTGATTCTGGTTTTCATGTCTTGAATGGCTATTTCTCTATCTGATCCTATTTGTGGTTTTGGGAAAATAGTAAACCAGAAATCAAAAAACCCAGATTGGAGATCGTATAGTTGACTCGTGTCAGTGATGTTGTTGGTTCTTACAACATCGAAGAATATCTGGATTGCTTTGGCCTTCACATCTGAATGCAAAGTTCTGGTGGCGACCAACTTGTCTAAAGCATCATACATTCTGTATCTAGAATCTGTGATCCCTGACTTCTCATAAGCTATCATCTTCCGTTTTGAAAATTTAGGATCTCCTTTTTTAAGAGAGCTGTCTATGGTGATGTGAGATGTGCGCTCTAGACACCCTACCTTATTGGTTGCTAAGCTTTCTAGATTGCTCATGATGGCACCATACTTCAATTCATGTTGAATTTTCATCATGTTTTGGTCCACTGTTGGTTGCAAGAGCAATCTACCATAATTGATGCATCTCAATGAGCTAGATCCTATAGTATTGTCCGATGTCAGTATTTCACTCACAAGAGCAACATCATCGTCTGTGTACCCAAACTTAAAGTTAGGATGTTCTTTGTGCACTTCATCTATTTTGGAGGAAGTCTCGCACAGTTTATTTATAGCGCCGACCACAGCATGATAAGGAGATCTGATTTCCTTCGAGCATGAATGAGAAATGTAACACTCGTTCAAAGCTTCTTCAAATGATTTATGGTTTCCAGACCCTAGCAATCTCTTCACTATACATTTGGACGAACTTTTCTGTTCTCTTCCAACATCCAAAAGATTCTGCATCTGGTGATGTAGATCTGATGATAGATGTGCCTCAGAAAACCAAGACTCCATGTTCTTCAAAATTTCCTTAAAGAAATACACCATCAAAATCTTGCGTGTTGGACTCACAAGTTTCTTCATCATCCCCACTAGGTCTGCTTCCAAACTCATCAATCCCATAAAGATGTAGCGTATCGACGACAACATAGTGGATACGGATTTAGAATTAGACAGCCGCAGAATGCTTTGTGTAAACATTATGTGCTCAAGATCTTCACGTGAAGAAATTTTCCTCTTGATCATTGCTCCAAAACATGTATCCAATGTTGCTTTGTGAATTTTCAAATAATGGCTGAGATCTATTCCAGTGATTTGGAAAGGGTTCATTACGTAATAGGAATGACCACCCATTTCAATGGTTCTACCTTGTCTGCTGGCTCGAAGTGGAAAATCATCGAAAACACTCAGTCTTTTCATGACCCAAACAACCCTTCTCGCTCTCACTGAGGACAAATTCTCACCACCAAACATCAACACGCAAAAATCTTGAGATCCTAAAGTTGAAATGGTAAATTCTTCTTTTGCTGTGCTATCTTCTCCCATGAAAGCCAACTCCTTGAAGAATAGATCATAAAATTCAGTCATGGCGAATAGGTTCTGGCTCTTGTAGTCGTCTAGTAGAGATCTAATTTCCATAAGAGAGATATTGGTTGCCTGGTTGAGACAATCCCAAGAAGTATCTCTCTTTGATAAATCAACAAAATCTGTGTCCCAGGTGTTACCTGATTCGCACAACCATTTCTTCAGTTGTTCGCACTGCTTTGTAGATGAGCCCAAGGAGAACCAGCTGTCTTCTTTGTACTGCTTTGTTTTATCCTTGCCGAATATCTCTAGATACCCAATGCCTGTTTCCAAGGCTAGTTGTGTTTTCATTTCTTTAGACCAGAATTTAGATCCTAATCTAAATTTCCGTCTACCTGAAACACACATTCCAGAGTCAACCAAAGATTTCGTCTTGTAAGCATTGAATTCATTAAACCTCTCAAGTTTTGCTGTGTCGATTTTTTCTAGTTTTTCTTTCAATTTCCTTGTCATGCGTTCAGGGCACTTTGGTCCAAAAGCAAGCAATTCTTTTTCATAATCTGTGTACTCATGAGTCTTAATTTTGTCAAAGATAGCAAAAAGGACAGAGGCAGAACTAGAAATAAAACTGGTTTCCTTTAGCATTTTATGCAACTCTTGTCTCGGATCTTCGGACTTCTGGAGATAAAAGTAAGGTATAGGGACAATGCCTGAAAAGTCTTTCACAGGCTTCACATTGGGAATAGATTTAGCAAACTCCGAGCGGAATGCTTCAATTGATTTGAGCACCATCGTCTGATCGACAAAAGAATAAGGCGTTTTGAGTTCTGAGTCAACAGCATCTTTGATCTCCATGCACACACTAGAAAAAAATTCAGACTCTTGTTCGATTGTATGATCTAAATATTGGAATTTACCTTTTTTCTCTAAGAAATCTTCGAAATCTTTTTGACTATAGAAGCAACTGTTCCAAACTTCAGGGTTTTCAATAACTTGCTTTGTGATAACAGGCTTGAAACTGAAAGGCTTGCTTTTGACAGACAGATCGTTGATCAAATTCCATACTTCATCAGCATGTTCAGATCGAGAACAGAAGGAACTGAAACGCAGCATGGCTTCGCAACCACGAGTCAATGCAACAGAGAATTCATTCCTAGGGAATCCTTCAGATACAGTGTCAGGATCCAGTGCTTTGGCTATCGCTATCACTGTGACAGAAAAACCAAAGTTTTCTAAATTTTGCCAGTAACTGTACTTCGACAACTTGCTGCTTCTGGCTTCACTCAGAGATCCTGCTGTGATAGTCACATCTAGAACCAAAACTTCTTTATGAGCGACATTGTAAGCTACTACATCTGGTGTAAGCTGTTCTGAAATAGAGCACGGGAGCATTAATTCTTCTGAAACAACTTGAATAGTGTTCAAAGTTTCTTCAACAATAGGCAGACTGTAGTGATGAGAAACAAGCATTAGCAGTCTATTGTGCAAACCTTTTCTTGCTAGATTATATTTCGATGCCAATTCTTCTGCTGTTAGAGTTCCGAGATACAGTTCTCCTTCGCGTGACAAGCCATCCAACGTGGAAACCTCCAATTCTGACGCTTGCGCTAAGAGAGATTTATAAGTTTGTTTTCGTTCCAGTTTGTTTAACTTGATAGAGG